TTAGATATTTGAAATCCGTAGGTTGCCCCACCAAATAAGCCCGAATAACCATGCAGCGATTGCAGTATTTGATTGCTGATTGTAAATCCATCTTCAATGATTTGGGTAAAAATTGAAATTTGAAATACGGGTCTGTCAATGCCTTTGTTTGCTTGAGTGCTGCCCGTGTAAACGGGTTGATGCACGTTCCGCAAATCCCAAGTAATAAATTTTGGCTCAATTGCAAAATTGCGGTTAAACGATGCGTACACAGGCACAGGCGTAACAATGCTCACCAACTGCGCTTGAATAGCTTTAGCATACGCAACGGGATTTTGCTGCGTTGCCATTACACCGCCACCACAGGGTCATTCCGCACGCACAAAAGCATAGCAGTCATGCGGTCATCCGCTTCACGCACATTGTCAATGCGCCAATCAAACCCGCGCCAACTAATGCTGTAAGCGTTTTGATTGTCAATAATTGTCTTTAAATTTGGCGTGTAATTTAACGTGAAATCTACAACATCAGAATACACGCGATATTTATCAGAAATTTTTACATGATTTGCCACCGAATGCACCCGTGCGCGGGTTTGAAACCATAAAGATTGCGTGGTGCTTTGCTCTCCAAAGGCAGATTGCCCAAAGGAAAGGTTGTTTACCGATATGTTTTCAAACCTTGCGATTGCCATTACATCACCAGCGGCTTATACGGGCGCAACAAATTAGCCACGCCAAACGGAATTTCTTTTAACTGAATATCAGTCGTATTGCTGCGGTTGTTATACAAATGCGTCAACAACAACAAGCCAGCTTGTTTAATAACGGGATACGCCGCCAATGGGTTTGCCGATGTAACGTAATCAATGTAAATGGGCGCAGTCATTACAGTATTTACGCTTGTGGGCATACTGCTAACAATGACCTTGTTTCCCGAATTGTCGTAAAAATACTGACTGCTATCAATCGTAGTTACAACAGGCGGGAAAGCATCCGTGTAATATTTGACGTAACTAATTGTTACGCCTGACAAACTTGAATTGCTGTTTTGGCTTACTTCGGGCAAATCAAAACATACGGGTGACGCTACAAGGCTTTCCGTCCCGTACCATACGCGATACGTTGTTGCAAAAATAGACATTCCCAAATAATCTTCAATTGCCTGCCGTGTTGCAAGTTCAATTGCAGCAAGGTAAGTGTCTTGACTTGTGTCACCAAAAAGGTTTAACTGATTAGTGATTTCTGTTTCTGTCAACCATGCAGTAGTGTTATCACGGGCAAGTTGCTCAACCTTTACATAATTAAAAGGATTGCGCGTTTGCCCACCTAACGGCGTGCCATAAGCGTCAACAGTCGCCATGTTTAGACACCAACCAAACGGATGCCAGCAAACGGGTCACGAACTGTACTAACCAAACGCTTTTCAGCATACAGGTTTATAAAGCCCGGCGTGGTTTGGTCAAACGCTTGCACATTCATTTCTTCAATGTCTGCAATGGTTACAAAGTTGGGCCAATTTGCAAGATAAATGCTGAAATTGCCATTGCCAACCAATTGCATATATGGATTTGGAATCACAGGGAATCCAAAAATGTAAGTTACCGCACCGCCATCACTATCACCAACTTCAGGAAATTGCTTGATTGCAGCGCCGCCTAAATTGCGTAAATTGTGAATTGTTTGCGGATGCATCATCCACGCAGTACCGGGTAACGTCCAATATTGAGCAGGAAACAAACGCGCCATATCAGTAATGTCGCCATACGCAACTGCTGCTCCTGCTTGGCTAACAGTTGCAATGCTATGAATGCCGTTAGTAATTGCAGTTCCGCTAGTGCCATAAGCAGATGTGCCTGCCGTTGTATACATATTCAAACCGCGCAAACCGCTTGTAGCGCCGTATGCATCAGTTGTAGAACCCGCTTGGTCATTGTTCAAAATCATTGACGCTGCTTCTACTGCGCCAAATTCTTGCATTAAATCTTGAACAAGCGTTTCATCCAAATAATTTACATCACTTAAAACCGCCGTGCGGATAGGCAATTGCGCCGTAATCACGCGAGTGGGCAATTGCCAAATAGTTGTGTCGGTGTCAGGCGTACCGCTATTAGCAGTAAACGTATAGCCCCAAGGGTTTGTTTGGTTTGTGCTGTTACCTGTTTTAGCAACAAATTGCACAGAACTTTGTCCAGCACGCACCACTTGACGGGCGGCTTGACGAATTGGGTTTGCAAAACGCAATGCTGCGAATGCATCATCAAACAAAGTACGACCACCTTTAGTGTCGCCCGAACCAGTAAGGCTTGAGGCTTCTTTTAGGTCAATTTTGACCTTACCACCTTGGTAAATCGCTTCTTTAATGCCTGCAAGAATTTTTTGGGTTTGGTTCATGGTCATACTTTCGATAATTGAAAAAGGCAGGGAAGGAAATCCTCCCCCGCCAGTGGCAACGATTAGGTCGCAGTGCCAGTAGAACGATAGCGCACCAGTGCGTTCGGGTCACGCACGCTGGTTGCCAAACGTTTTTCGCCGTAGAACGTAATTGAACCGGGCAACGTCTGGTCATAACGGCGCATAACCATGTTCAAGCGGTCAATGATGGTATGACCACGCGACCAGTCACCGAAATACATCGGGTACAGGCTAGACGTACCAGCAGAACCAGTAGTGGCTTGGCTTGGGTTGTCAAGGTACTTATTCATTACCACATCAAAGCCCAACAGTTGACCAATGATGCCATCAGGATTCAACGATTCCATGCTGTTGAAAATTGGGCGTCCATTGGTGTCTTGCAAACCACGGATTGCCTGTGCCAAGATGGGGTTAACCATGAACTTGGCATTGGTAGTCCAGTATTGCTGTGGCAAAGCATAAATGGTGTTGATAACGTCTTTGTAGACAATAGCATTTGCACCAACCGTGTTTACGTTACTGGTCAATTGGTCATAAGTTGCCAACGAATGCAGACCACTGGAAGAACCTGTACCCGATGAACCAAACGCAGCCACAGACGATGTGCCACCAGCATAAGTAGCATTAGCGCCAGCATATTGGTCAAGACCACGCAGACCATTTGTGCCGCCGTATGGGTTAGTACCCGATTGTGCAGCTTGGTCGTTGTTTTGAATCATTGACAATGCTTCGCTTTGCGAAAACTCAGCCAACATATCGTCAACAACGTTTGCTTCCAAACCATCAATGTCGTCCAGCGCAGCGGTACGAATGGGGAATTGCACGTTCAAATCTTGCAGCACCAATTGCCAAATGGTTGTATCTTCAGTGGTGGTTGCGCCATTGTTTTGAATGGTGTAACCCCATGCAGCGCCAGCATTGCCAGTTTTGACCCGGAATTGATAAGACGAACCATCAGTTGCAACAGTACGCGACAAACCACGCATTGGGTTAATCAAACGCAGCGCAACAAAAGTTGGGTCATAAGCGGTACGTCCACCTTTGCCATCGCCGCCTGCGGTCAGCGCAGAGGCTTCGCGCAAATACGCATCGTATTGGCTTTCGTCAGCGAACATTTTCAGTTCTTTTTCTACGCGATTGTTACCTTTGTAGAAATCAATCAATTGCTCTTTAACAGCGCGGTTTACATCGCTGCGAACAGTCTTGGCGATTTTGATAATTGCGGGTGCTTGCACCGATGCAACTTTGGCTTCCAAAGCGGCAATTTTTTCGCTCATTTCAATCTTTGCAGCTTCAACAGCGGCAACGGATTTAGCTTCAACAGCAGCAACTTTTTCCGCTTGTGCGGATTCAATTGCGTCCAATTTTTCAATGATTGCTTGTGACATGGTATTAACCTTTCAGTCGTTTTTCGAGAGTTTTAAGAAGTTCGCGTTGCTCAAGAGCAGCAAGAATCTTCGCGTTGGTTGCCTCCGCATCAGAATCGCTCTGAAGTGGCGCAGTTTCAGCAGGCTTTACAACAGCATCACGCTGCTCCAAAACCTTTTTGAAAGTAGATGCAGCGGCAACCGCATCACTCTTGGAAAGCCCAACATCACGCAGGGATTGTTCCAAAACTTTTAAATCAGCAGAGCCATCAGCACGGAAATATTCCAATTGACTGACGCTTGCTTCGGGATTGTTTGGGTACATCACAATAGACACCTCACGCAGACCACCTTTGGTGATTTGGAAATATGCTTCTTCGCTTTGGTCAGGTTCACCCATAGCGTTTACCATTTGATATTCGTCAGCATACGCTGCAACAGAAACGCCGCCAAACATATTGGGCGATTCTTTCATTACTGTATAAATGTCTTTGCCAGCAGTGGTGTTTGTGTAAATGCGCCCTTGCGCTACCATGCCTTCATCAGTGAATTCGACAGAACTCCATTCGCCAACTGGAACGGCATCCGATTGATGATTGACAAACATTGGCATTGGCTTGCCCATTGAAGCAAACGATTCAGCCCAATCCATAAAGCCTTCGGGCTGATAATTAAATTTGCGACCATCAGCGCCTTCGCGTGCGCCCCAAGTCGTAACAACTGCTTCAATCTTGCCGCTTTTCCCTTGTGCTTCCGTCACTAGACGGGCTTCGCAAATCAGGGTTAAATTCTTGGTCATGGATTACCTCATTGACGGATGTTCGGTCAATATCGTATATTAATTTTGGTCGTGCGCGAATTGGCGACCTTTTTGACTTGTGCGCCGATAATACCACTTTTTGCGGTTTGTCAAGCGTCATTTTATTTGCCAATATTCATTTTTCGGCTTTGACTACCGCCGCCGCCGCCCGTATCTTGTGGGCTAGAACCCGATATTGGTTCGGTTTTTTTCGGGTCTTTTAGGTCATCTGCGCCCTCAATATTAGGCTTCCCAAGGTATTCTCGCGCCTCATTTGGGGTCAAAATTCCCGCATTTACGCCTGCCACAACATAGTTCATTTGGTCTAACGGCGCACCTTTTAAGAAGTCGCTAGTGTCAAATTCAATGCTTAAATTGGGGTATCCTTTAAACAACGATTGTTTCAATTTCTGTTGAATATTGACAATTGTTGGATACATTGTGGATTTATAGAATTCATCCAGCAGCGTTTGGGTGTTGTTAAATTTGCCCTCGCCAATGCCAACCATTTGATGCGGCACGCCAAACAAAGTGCAAATACGCTTCATGGTTTGTTCTTTTAAATTAGCAGCATCCGTGTCTTGCAGCGTAAGCATATCTAAAGGCGTGTATTTCATGCCTTGGTCAAGCAACATACCCTGTCCAGCTTTGCTTGGGTCGCTTTGCTTGCTGTTGACCATTGCGCTCCATGCTTCTTTTAAACGGGCAGCAATTTCTTTGTATTTGGCATCTGGAATGACGTTTTCAGTTGTAAACATTCCACTTGGTTTTGCGCCGTTTTGCATAATGTAATTAGCGTACAAGTCAATGTCTTGGTCAAGAGATACTAATTCAGCCGCCAGCAAACCTTTATTAAAACCAGCAGACCCTTGCCATGCCATTTCTTTAATGTGCATAACCTGATGCGCTGCCAACGGTTCATCGCGGTTAAACCCGTAACTAGGCGTACTCAGCCGATAAGATGGGTAACGTGTTGGCGTAATGGTCACTGCAATTAGCGTGCTGTCCAAAATATACATTTCCAGCGGTGTATCGGTGCTGCTATCTTGGCGTTCGCGCCACCACAAAGTAAACGCTTCGCCCGATAATTCATACCACATCATCCACTGATACCAAAACTCATAGGTTGACTGAAAATTGTTTGGTTGTTGCAATAAATTCCAAACTTGTTTGGCTTTGGCTTTATCCCTTGCGCCTACAGACGGGTCTTTAATTGCGTCAATATAAGTGCCATCATCGCTTTTG